CTTCGTAGGATCAAATGCTTTTGATGCCATATTAATCTCCTAATCTAAAAAGCAAAATGGGGGATTGCTCCCCCATAGTATATTACTGTCCTTGACGTGCTCTAATCATTGCTAGAATGTCTTGGGCGTTGCCACCTTCTGCAGGAGCCGCTTCAGCCGCTGGTGCTGGAGTTGGCTCTGGTGCTGCCTCTGCTACTGGAGCAGGTGCTGCCTCTGGTGCTGGTGTTGCTGCTGGTGCAGGTGTACTTGCTGCCGGAGCAACTGGATCACCTGTACGTGCTGCCATGCCTGCTGGACGGAAGTAGTTACCCCAACGATCCATATCAAATGCTTCGCCGTCTACCGACGCTTCAAACATTTCTTGCATAACTTTAACAGCAGTCTCGTCTGGCTTCTTAGGTAGGAAGTCATTTAGATTAAACAAGCTGTGTGTGTTAACTGCTTCCATCTCTGCATCACTTAATGGACGCTCTCTGCGAGCCCAATTTGATGTAGAGTAGTCTGCATAACCGCCTTTTGAAGTTTTGTTAAGACGGAAGTCAACACCAGCAGTGTAATCTGTTGGCAGTTCTTCCATGTCCGGATCCATTAGTGCCTGCTTAATAATTTGAAAAATCTGCGGACCAATAATGAATCTACGGATAGGATTCTCTGGAGTAGTATCCTCTGATAAAGGATTATCTGTTACAAAGCCTTGGAAGATATAAGAACGCTTCTTCCAGTACTTACGACCCATGTCTTCTAGACTTGGATCTTTAAACCAGCCGCGTACTTCGTTAAGAATATTACACTGCTCGCCATACATTTCCATACATGGAACTTGTACTTGTACCGGACGTGAGTCAGTTTCACCTTTCACGCCAGCAAATGGAAGTTTGATCATCAAACGTTCTACCCAGAAAAAAGTGTTATCTGGATTGCCATCAGGTAAGAAACGTAGCGTTGAGCTATCGCCTTCTTTCATATTCCAAAATGGGTAAATTGCGTTGTCGCCGCCGCTTGATGTGTTAGAAGAACCTCTGTTCTCTTGTTCTTTGAGCTTTGCTCGGATTTCTGCTAATGATGCCATAGTAATGCCTCCTATAATTTATGCCTATGTGCTTTGTGCCTTTTTTGTATAGCACATTACATACTATACACGTTTATTTATCGTTTGTCAAGTATTTTTTTTTAATTTATGATAATTTAGGGAGAAAGGTTCATGCTCATTTCATCGTCGCCAATACCTGCTGCATCTAGTCCTTGATCGGCTGCAACTGCGCCGCCTGTTTTTGCTGCATTAATTTTTGCTTGACGCCACGTTCTACGAAATACATTCCAGCTCATTGCTGCTACTTTTGTTATACCATAAAACACTACAAAATCTCGTATTGCTCTTGCAGCTTCTGGGCCAACCTCTTCTATTAACCGATTATAATCTGTTAGTGAACCGCCTGCATTTACATATCTCATTATTGCTTGATATATGTCCCAGGCAGTCCATAATACTAAGCCTAAAGTTGCAAGTTTACTAGCTAGAGGAAGAAGCGCCATAAACGCAATTTCGTCTAGCCTTTCCTTTGACTCTGTTATTTCTCTAATTAACATTAAAGACCTGCCAAACTTCTAATGCTGTCTAATTCGCTATTGTCCTGTACAACAACTTCTGGCTCTTCTTTGTAACCCATTGCCATTAACTTTCCTAGCATTTCTTTATCGCCTTTGGCTTTGGCTTGTTTTATTAATTTTTCCCAAGTTTCTCTATTTGGGATTTGTAATGTTTTTGACCACTCGTCGTCGGTAGGTGTTAATGTATCCATAAGTTCTGGTTCTTCTTTGTAGCCCATTACTTCTGCTACTTTATTATTGATTTTTTCAATAAATTGTTTTGCAGGATTAATGTAACGTTCCCCATAATCTTTTTCAACCATAGTCAAGATAGCAGTTTCACCTTTTGGAAACTGTCCTGTTGTATAATCAAAATAGCTTAAAATAAATTCACTTAGTGGTGTCTGAGGTTTTTCAGATTCCATCTCTGTTTCTTTCTGTGTCTTTTTAAATGTTTCAGGATCGCCTGTGCCGCCGCAGTCTGGACAACTCTTTGGACAACTACTATCACATTCATCTGACTCACTAAACTGTCCCATTAATTCTTCAAATGCGTTTTCAATTTGTGATTCGTAACTTCTAAATCCACCTGGTGGTAAACCTCTACTTGCGCCATCTCTGCCAGTGCCCATTGAATAAGGAATTTGAATAACTTGACCAACTTGTATTTGTCTTGGATTAGAAATGTTATTTAATTCCATAATATCTTTTACAAATTGTTGAACATCACCGCCCATGTTATTTTGATCATTGAACATCTGTGCAATACTAAACAGTGTCATACCTTGGCGTACTTTAACAGTTTCAGCAGGACGATCAATGTTATCTAAACTTCCTCTTGGTGCCGATGTATTTGGATTATCTTGTGGCGTTGGTGCATCTGGTTGAGCGTCTCGAGGTGGTGTCGGTGCATCCTCGTCGGTTGTACCAGAGCGTGTCATCCATCCTGAATTTAATTCTTTGCCAATATCAGTAATAGTTTGTTGATCAGCAGCATCTACTTGCATATTGTTTTTTCTAATTTCGTTGTATAAACATACTCTAGGATCATTTAAACATCCATGCGTTAAACGTTGAATTCTATAATCGTCATACCCATTTGAGCTTAGTATGCTTGTCATTAATTCTAATTGAGCATCATATTGTGCCATACGTTCTCTGTCCGCTTGGCGATACTCTTCCCATTTACTCTTAATCCAGTCAATTATACCTTCTTCTAAATCTTCTGGCCCAATTTCTTTTGCACGAGTTGCTTCACTTACAAGTTTGTATATGTACGGAAATACATCTTGTAGTTCTTCATTAAATTGTTTGATAGTTAATTGATCAATCCAATTTTCTGCAACATCTTCTGGAACATCTTCTACTACCGGTGCTTCAAAACTTTCAAAAGCTTCTTTATAGAATGATTCTTTTTGTAATTTAAGAATGTCTTTTTTAATTGTTTCCATTCTTTCTCTAACAATACTAACATAGTCAGCTAGACTTTCTGCCATTACAGAACTTCTACCCATATAAGATTTAAATTTACGTAACTTAGATAGTTCTTCTGATAGTCCTGTAATATGCTTGCCAAAGTCATCATAAGGATTACCTCCTTCAGCAACGTGACGAGCCATTGCTCTTGCACCACTTAGGTGTTTATAAGGATATTTAAATCTTTCTCCATCGGGAGATTCGATATATATCTTACCTATCTTTTGGCTTCTTGCTGATGAACTTTCTGTATTAATTGCTTGCGAATGCTTTATAGAAAGTTTAGCATTTCCAATCTTTTGGAAACTTGTCTTATTTGTTCCGTACATAGTTGACTCTGTCATTTGTTCTTCCTCAGGACGATTTGTTGCTAAAAATTTATAATCTCTTCGATTTAGATTTGATTTTGTAATGTTTCGTGTATCAAAATTTAGCATACGTTTTTTGCTAAATTGACGTAATTCTTTTAAGAAATCGTACCAATTATTTTTTGTTGTTATATCTTCGTTTGCAACAAAGTTGTCGCTATACATAACACTTAAACTATCTTCATCAATTGATACACTAACCTTGCCTAGTGTTTTTTCTGATTGTTTATATTCAAAATCGAAATAACGTGCATCTGATGGCACATTAGTTACTTGTCCGTTTTCGTCGCCGATTGTAACACTCGGAAAACGTCCTCGTATTTTATTAAATAGATCTTCTGCAATTTTTTCAAGGTTTTTCATATTAATATTTATCTAATAGTTGCTGCTTATGAAGATTGGCATAGGAGCATCGTAATCTTCAAAATCTTCCGCCTGATTAAAGGTATTGTAGACCCTAGGATCCCAATCCTTTAATACATCCATCATCCTAATAGCAAGTAATGTTGCACTTACTAAGTCGTCTGTCATGCCTACTTTTGCTTGATAACTTGATCCAGTTGCAACATAGCCTTTTAGTTCTGAAATAAAAGGTTTTGATTTAACAATCATTTTATCATTTTCAATCATAGTTTTTAAACGGCTGCAAGCAGTAATCTTTGTGCTATGTGTGGTATTAAATCCTTTACGAAATTTTCTTACGTGTCCTTTTCTAATAGGTTCAGACACAAAAAGTCCAGGTATATTTTCTTCCCCAAAATCGTTTATAACGATCAGTGCTGCTTCACCAATGCCATTGTTTTCAACACTCCAATATATACCTTGAGGATTTTGAGTTTCATCATTTATATATTTGCATATATCTGCTAGTATACGTATTTGTCCCGGAATAGCAGTTGTATTGTGCTGCCACTCTGCTACTTGTTCGTAAGTAGGTAGTTCTATAACCTGTATTGCAGCATAGTCGCCGCCTGTGCCCATACTAGGATCAAGTGCTACTGCATATGTATACTGGCTTGTTGGTTTTTTGTACCAACGTGTTTGTCCCATATTAAGTATAGGACTGGTTCCTTCCATTGCACTAAGTTTAATAGAGTTAATTAGTGTTTCGTCGAATACTAAGAATTCACAACCATATTCACGTCTAAATTTTTCTTCACCAATACGTCCGATTTCAGCATCACGCCATTCTTCATCTCTGTCAGGATGTTCTTCCCAACTTGCCCTAAAACTATGAAATCCATTTATACCTACGTCACTTTCATTACCATATTCGTCAAACTTTTGTTCTGCTTGTTTCCAAATAGTAGCAAAAGTATCTTCGTCTGAGTTAGGTGTACTTGTAATAATAGCACGACCACCAGTTGCTAGTGT